GAACGCGGATGTGCAGTTGGTGGCCAACCCACTGGAAGGCTCAGATCCTGGGTGGGAAGTAGACGAAAACGGCGACCTTATGCCAGTTGAAGTATAACGAAGGAGGATATGATAATGGCAGGAAATTTAGTACCAAGAACAGATGGCGGGAGCGATTTAGGTACCCCGCAGAAAGAATATGGCGCAATATACGCCAAGCAGCTGGGCGGCACTCTGGGAGCTTCACTGGCCCGAAAGGACAGCCCGGCCCTTACTGGCACCCCGACAGCTCCTACAGCTGCAGCTGGTACCTCTACGACTCAGATAGCTACCACAGCCTTTGCGGCAAATGCTGCCAGTACCGCTGGAACGGCGGCGGCCGCCTCTGCTGTAAGCACTCATAACAGCGACAGCAACGCACACAAGCCACTGTTTGATGCTATCAGAGCACAGATCCCGAGCATCTTCGCAGCAACTCCGAACTACTACACGGAGGATACACCATTCCATGCTGATACAAACACAAATAGAACGACTATAGCCAGTCCTAATCAGCTGTATCTAAATATCAACGATATTGGTTATAGCCTTACTGAGCAGATTTTTCTCGACATTAGTCAGGATTCTGCATGGGACACTCAGGCTGGAGAATGGCAGGCTAATCACGAGTATGCATTAAACGAGATTGTTTATCCTGCTGCTGGCAAGAACGGATTTTATTATAAATGCACAACAGCCGGCACTAGCTCCACATTAACCCCAGAGTGGCCAACCACTGAGGGCGATACTTATCAGGATGGTAATGTTGTATGGCAGGCAATCATTGACCACACTCAGGCAAGCACCCGTCCTGGTCAGGACTTCTATATTTATGCTGGCATAAGAGATGGTGCATTGACATTCGTTGTGAGCACCAGCTCAACAGTGCCTTACGGCTTTACCGCAGAGACTAGCCGCAAAGTGGGCGGCTTCCATTGTCTGTGCGCTGATGTTGGCACTATTGAAGGTCATACTCTTTCCGGCTGGCTTGCCGGTGAGATTTTGCCAGCTTCTGTCTGGGATATCGAGCATCGACCTAAATCCGAGCCTGAGGGTATGGTATATGTTGATGGTCTTGATATGTGGTTTGATATCTATCTCAACAGCTGGACTGGTACCACTGCTGACAAAACACTGAAAGCTGTTTCTAAGTTTGGGGCTGTTACCGGAGACGGTGCATCCGCAGAGAAGTTCCATCCATTGAAGTGGGAGCAAACACTGGGAGAACAGAAGAAGCGGCTTCCATGGGTAAGAGAGTTCAGAGTGTTCTCTGTTGGCTCCAACCAGTCCACCAATATTGCAGGCAGTACCGATGCAAATACAGCTGGCGGCCATAGTGACACAGCTGGCCGCCGTATGATTTCCAACTATGGCATTGAGGATTGCTGCGGCTTCTTGTGGCAGTGGTGCTCTGATGTTGGCTCTGCATCCACCAGCGGCTCTTATGGCAATGGTTTTGATGCTAATGATCGGGCCGACGTGAAGGGCCAGATCTATGGCGCAGAGTATCGCCCTATTGTTGGCGGCAACTGGAATAGCGGTGCGGTCTGCGGTTCGCGTGCAGCGGCTTGGACTAACGGCTCGCTGGGCTTGACTGCGTACGGCGGGGCGCGCGGTGCGTCTGAGCCGGTGGGTCGCAGTGCATAACACGGGAAACACCCTGCCCGCAAGGGCAGGGCCAACGCGGTTATAACTATTTAACATAGATATAATTGGGTCGTATGTTATCGCCCTATTGTTGGCAGCAACTGGAATAACAGTGCGGTCTGCGGTTCGCGTGCAGCGAATTGGAATAACAGCTCGCTGAACTTGAATGCGAACAACGGGGCACGCAGTGCGTCTGATACGTGGGATGATTTAGATGTGTCTGAGCTAACCCACGGCTGAGCATACGGCACCATGGTCTTTTACCAAAACATGAAAAGGGAGATGGTGGCGGCTAGTAGTAGATGCGAAAGTCGTCACCTATTATTATGAAGCGTAAAGGTAATTTATACGCGAGGATTATTGATAGGCAAAATTTGGAGCTTGCATTTGACAAGGCCAAGAAGGGCAAAACGTGGCAGAGAACGGTCAAGAACGCGGAAAAGCATCGGGAGGAGCTTCTGGATAAGCTGGAGGAAATGCTCAAAAACCATGAGTATAAAACCTCACCATACCACACCAAGACCATATATGAACCTAAGAAGCGGGTCATATACATACTGCCATTCTTTCCAGATAGAATTGTTCAACATGCCATAATGAATGTTATTGAGCCATTATGGGACAACTTAATGTATTATCATAGCTATGCTTGCCGGAAAAAGAAGGGCCAGCATAAGGGTAGTACAAAGTGCATGGAATATATCCGGGAAAGTCCCTATTGCCTCAAATGTGACATTAGTAAATTTTATCCATCCGTTAACCATAAGATTCTATATAAAATCATCAAAAGAAAGATAAAATGCAAGTACACTCTGGAGATGCTACATGAAATCATCGAGTCCATCCCGGGTGAGACCAATGTGCCCATTGGAAACTATCTGAGCCAGTGGATGGGTAACATATATCTCAATGAGCTTGATACTTATGTAAAGCATACGCTGGGGATTAAGCATTATATCCGGTATTGCGATGATTTTGTTTTATTTGGCACCAAGCAGGAGCTGGCCGCTGTTATTCCAAAGGTGCAGGATTTCGTAAACAACCGGCTTCAAATGAAGCTCAGTAAGTGCGACCTGTTCCCGGTAACACGCGGGATAGACTTCTTAGGCTATAGGCATTTTCCAGGTAATTATGTATTACTCAGAAAGACAACAGCCAAAAGAGTCAAAAGGCGCATAAAAGGTTTACTGTGGAAAGTAAAACATGGCAAAGTCAAGAAGGCCACGGCCCTTGGTTCCATAGAATCAACAAAGGGATGGATAAGGTGGGCTAATACACATAACCTCGCAATATCCTTGGAGATAGAGAATGTTAGGAGTGAAATTGAAAAGGTTTAGTGATTTTGCGGAAGAGCAAACCCTGGATGGTGACAAGGTAAAGCTGGATGATATTCTTGGTAAGGAGATTATTGTAACCGGATTCAATGTTAATAAGAGCAAATATCACAATAATAGTGGTAATTGTCTTAAATTACAGTTTGAGCACGACGGTACCAAGCATGTTCTGTTTACCGGTAGTAATGTACTGATAAACCAGATCGAGAGATACCAGTCAGAAATACCCTTCATATCCACAATTATCAAAGTCGACAAATTTTATACATTCAGTTAGGAGATGAAAGCATGAAAGGATTCCCAAAGCATCTTAATTCCAAGCAGGACTATATCTACATTCGGGAAAAGTTTCCATCCAGTATGTGGAAACCTGCTTGGCAGGCCCTCCTCGATGGAGAAAAGAACTGGTTTTGTACCGGCAAATTGGAGAGCAAAGAGGATGGAGTAAAGAACCGTACCCACAAGGTAGTTGAGGTAACCAACCACGACGGTGAAACTGAGTATTACCAGTATGAACAGCAGACAGATCCAAACTGCGAGATGCTTCGTCTTGGCTTTACCAAAGCGGAGGTCAAGGCAGCATTAAATGAGTGACCTAAGTATTCAGAAAGAAATGAGCGGGAAAACCAATGCTGAGCTGGTTGATATAATTATCAGACTGTTAAAGCTACTGGGATTATATGAGATGAGGCTGGGGTGTACAAATTCCCGTGAGATTATTGAGAGCAGGGAGGATAGATAATGGATGTAAATGTGTTGGTAGCCTATGTAACAATCGCCACAGTAGTGGCATCTGCCTTTTCTTATGCGGTCCTGCGCCCTCTCAATCAGTCAATTAAGGACTTACAAGAAATAATTAAGGATATTAAATGCGATCTCAAAGAGGATGAAGAGCGCAGGCACAACTTAGAGGTAAGAGTTGAGGGTATTGACTCGTCTGTTAGGTCTGCACATCATCGACTGGATGATCACATCAATAAGGAGGGGTGAAAGAGATGATACAGTTTGAGAAGGTTGTATTAACTGATCTGATTGTAATAGTATCCTTATCGTTTGGGTTCATGGCCGCTGTGTTCTATCAGGAGAAAGAGCTGGCAGGCTCTCTTGCAAGTGGCCTCTTTGGATATGTTGGCGGCCGGAGCGTGGCTAAGAATAATGCTACCCAAAAGGAAGGAGAAAAAAATGGTTGATGGTCGTGGCTGGGTAGCATTGGCCAAAGCCACAACAAGATTTATTGCAGAGGCGAAATATTATCACTTCTGCGAGGATTTATTACAACTGATAGAGAGGCGGCTCTTCCATGAGTCGCCTTTTCCAATTCACCACAAGAAGGAGGAAAAGAATAAATGAGTGTAAATATTGTTGAGACTGATTTGGATTTTAGCAGTCTGTCTGAGCGTAGTATCACCAATATGGTTGTGTTGCATCATACCGGTGGCAATGATATTGACGCGACAGCTGAGCAGATTCACGGCTGGCATCTAAATCAGGGCTGGTCTGGAATCGGGTATCATTATGTAATCCGTAAAGATGGCACCATTGAACGTGGACGTCCAGAGTGGGCCATTGGCTCTCATGCTTATGGCGAAAACAGCCATACTATCGGCATTCATATCTCTGGGGATTTTGATGCTGCAGTTCCTACCGAGAAGCAGATCGAGAACTGCGCTGAACTGGTAGCCGATATCTGCACCCGCTACGGTATTCCTATTGATACCGATCATGTTGTAGGCCATGGTGAGCTTATGGCCACTAGTTGCCCGGGGACAAACCTTCAAGCGTTGCTTAACGATGGAACTATTACGGGGAAGGCTAACTGGTATGCTAATCCTGGCAAAGAGGAAATCGTGGAGCCGGAACCACAGGGAGCAAGAAGCACAGAACGCTTCAACACTATATCTGCATGTCCAGAGTGGGCCCAGCCTACTATCCGTAAGATGGTTGAAAAGGGACTGCTGGCGGGTAAGGGCGCGACAGATGAGGAGGGCTTGCCAGCCGATCTTGATCTGTCTTTGGATATGCTGAGGCTATTTGTGGTAAATGACCGTGCAGGCCTTTATTAATAAGGAAAAAATTAGGGGCCATTAATTAATAAGGAAAAATTTTAGGGGCCATTAATTAATAAGGAGGTAAACAATTATGAGTAAATGGGTAGAAATGCGCGACAGTATTGTACAGACACTGAAGGTAGATGAGGTAACTGAGGAGCTGAAGGCCAAGGTTACCCAGTCCATCATTGACAATGTATTCCCTGCCATTGAGGAAGCAGTAACTAACTTTGTTGCCAAGGTCAGGGAGCAGGCACCACAGGAGACTGGCTGGTGCCGCATCCGTGACGGTATTGTATTGCCGCTGGTGATGGAAGGTTTGGTATATGTTGCCAAAATGGTTCTCACAAAATCCCTCACTAGAAACTAATAGGAAGTAAAGAAGCCGCCGGGACAGTATTAACTGACTCGACGGCTTTTTTATATGACTGGAATGTATCATAAAAAATCAGACTGCATGATACAAGGGTTGAGAACACTTGAAAGATAACCTAATTGTAACTCAACATTTTGGGCTTAATTTGGGCTTAAAATTTAGGAAAAAATGAGGAAAAATAGAAAAAATGAGCCACAAAGGAAAATATAAAGCTAGTAAAACCAAGGCTTGCCATAATCGGATATTAGGACCGATAATTTATACTAATCCGACTATAATGGCTACAGCCCTTGCAAATAGAGGGGTGTAGCTATTATTATTTTGGGCGTGGGCTTAATTTGGGCTTAAAATTTATGCCGGATTATTTCCAAGGTCGTTAAGCCTTTCGGCAAGCTCGCTGTCTTGATTCTCATATACATGGGCATACACCCTGAGAGTAACAGCCGGGGAAGTGTGGCCAAGTCTCTCGGCTATGAGGTTTACAGCTGTACCTTCCTTAATGAGCAGCGAAGCATGGGAGTGGCGGAGAACATGGACCGATATCTTATCGATTTCGGCCTTGGCACAATACCGCGCCAGCTTCTCATTGAGTCCTCTGGCGGTCTTGATGGCAAATGGGTACATGGGCGGCTCAATGTAGGAGTTGATATAATCCTTTACCACATCCATACACAGATCGGGTATAGTGATAACCCGCCTGGAGCCCTTGGTCTTTAATTCGGTTATCTTTTTCTGGTCAGAGGAATACTGCTTATTAATATTAACAGTATTAGTATCAAAATTAATATCCTTAAGGGAAAGCCCCTGCACCTCACCAACACGCATGCCTGACCAGTACAGCAGGGAGAATATGGCTCTGTCATGATTGTCTGTCATAATGGAATAAAGCTGGAGCCAAGTCGGATGCTCAATAAACTCTTTCTTAGGCTCTGCTTGTTTTAACGGCTCCACCATATCAAACGGATTAGGAGTAAGACCATAGAACCTTACAGCATATCCCAACATGGTCCTTAATGTCATGTTGATGCTGCTGATCGTGCCGGCGGCCTTGCCGGACTCCTTTAGATGATTCTGCCATGTGCGGATCGTGAGAGGAGTGATATCCTCAAGAGCCATCTTGCCCAGCTCCGGCAGTATATGCAAACGGGAGTTAGTCTCTGCCAGCTTGTACGAGTTTGCGCTGCGCCTTACCTTGTAATCAGCAAGGAAAGCCTCTGAAAGTGCCTTCAATGTCATGTGTGGTTTTTGCTCAGCTCTGGCCATAAAGTCAGCTTCATAGGCCAGGGCATCCTTCTTTTTCTCGAATCCCCGCTTTTTCTTTTGCTTCCTGACCCCCTTCCAGTCCGTGTAGTAAAACCGGGCCATCCAAGTATTGGTCTTTTCGTCTTTGTACGCGGTCATACTAACACCTCCTTAATTTACAAATACAAAGATTTTCTTTGCGTTCTCAAAAATTTCTTTGTGTTCTCAACTATTTCCGATTTGGAAACAGTTCAAATCCGCAACCGGTTTCGGAAACGAACCTCCGAGGATTCCTCGACAGTTGAAAAGCAATGTGCAAAAAGTGAACATTGCTCTGAGGTCGGGAACAAATACCAGAGCAAAGTAGTATAATATAAGTAACCTTGTTGACCCCGACAAGGAATTTCGCGGATGCATGGCCTACTGGAACCACAACCAGCGGGCCATGCGTTTTTTTATTGGAGCTATTTGTATGAATCACTCTCAAAATCGTAATAAGGCAAGGTTTTTATATAATCAAAATTATCAATAGCGTACTGGTTCGCAGCAACGGCAATCTTAGAAATTATAGAGTGGCCCTTTACTGGCCTATAGCGAAAATCATCGGATTTCTTAGAAAGAATCAAATCGTCATTTGCGTTGTAATATTCCTCACAAACATGCCGCATAGCCATGTCAGGTACAGAATATTCATAAATCTCAACAGTATATGACCAGCCGTGGCTATTAAGTGTATCAAATTGTTTAAAAGAGCCATTTTGAGTAAGCTCATACAAAAATAGTTGTCTGTCATAAAAAGACTCCATTTCAAACACACGAAAGACTATACCATAATGAGGTGTGCCAATCTCTGCCAAGCGAACAGAATCAGTATCTAAATACAATTCACTCTCATGGTCAGTGGAATCCATAATATACTGTAAGTTTCTCGCGGAACATAGGGAAAAACTAAGACATAGGGCCAACATACAACATACTAAAATTCTGACCGTTCTCATAATAATAACCTCCTTTATCTGACAAAAGATATTATCCGACAGCCTCCTCTTTTTTCCTACGATTTTCTTTACCCATAGCTGGTAGATTATGCTTGGAGTATCTATCCAGAGTATTATCCACAATATCCTGGATTTCATCGGAAGCATTATGGTATGCCTCTATTAGTGCTATATCATGAGGGGATATTTCTGGAACTGGCTCTGGCACTGGAGCGGATTCGCTCCCCACCTCTTTTTTGTCTGTCCAGCCCATCAAATATTCTGGTGTAGTATCCAAAGCAATTGCGAACGCTTTAATTTTAGATTGCGGGATATCGTTTACCCCTTTTTCAATTTTATTAATAGAGGAACGTGTCCTATATCCTAACTTCTTGGCGAGTTCATCTTGGGATAGGTTTAATTCTTCGCGCCTCATTCTTATCCGTTCATATAACTCTAACATTATCAACACCCCAATAAACTATTGTTTAATGTTAATATATCAAAATGGGCCTTATAAATCAACAAAAAGAAAAAAATATAAATAAAAGTGTTGACTTTAAATCAGCAAAGCGATATTATAAACATGAAGATTTTAAATCAACAATTTACAAGGAGGGTATGAACTTGACAAATTCAATAGAGTTTGAAGTAGCATTGAAGCGCGCAGGATTAACCAAGAAAGATGTAGCCAAGTATCTTGGCATATCTGAGATGGGTCTGTACAAAAAGATTAATAACATTACGGAATTTAAGGCTAGCGAGTTATCAAAGCTGTACAAGTTATTTAAGCTGGAGACCATTGAGTCACAGCAAAGGATTTTTTTTGCTCAATGAGTAGATTTTAAATCACCAAAGGAGGCAACATGAACCCAAATAAAAAGCCCCGCTACTGGGCGGAGCATGAAAATATAGCAATAAGGTTCATTAAAAGTGGCATTCATTTTTATAGTGAAAACCCATTGCAGCTTATATCGCTGATCTTGTCTATTATCGCTGTTATTGTGGCGTTTGCAAAAGGTTAACAATATCGGGCCAGAATGATTTTAAAAGGGCAATCAAAGAGAACGTTATTGCCAATACATTCCAGAAGCGGTATTCCCAGATTTTATCTGCTTTCCGTTTATTAATCAATCGCCAATCCTCAACAGCCTTAATACCCAGCTGTGTAATGGTCAGCATATCTGTTTCCTTGTTATGGCTAATGTAAGCTGTGTTATTCACATAGACTGGCAGGCCTTGAAAGATTGTCTTTTTATCCCATGTAGATAAAATCTCAACTCTCAAATCCAATGCCTGTTGTTCCGGTAATAACTCTTTTAAATCAGACATTGAAACAGGCTGATACTCATACACTGCATTAATTACTTGAAAATCAAAAACTGTAAGCTGTTCAAAATTTAACATATTATCACCTCCTACATGGTGATTATAGCACAAGCAAACAAGCAAACAGAGGAGGATTAAAAATGATAAAGCAGATATGGATTGCTCAATGCGACCTTTGCGGGAAATCCGAGCCGGCAAGAATGGTAAGCGGGCGATACAACGAAACTGAGCCCACTTTACCTATAGGGTGGGAACGGGCATACAACAAGGAAGTTCATTTTTGCCAGGAGTGCGCTAAACTCGTTGATAAAAAAGTACATACACGAGGTGAGTTTGTGATTGCGAAGGGCGAACCGTGAGGTGATTATCATGACCGCACAAGAACTGGAAAAGCTCCACGAGCTGCTAGTTAAATTCGAAAAAGACCAGTATAAATGTGATCATAAGTGCATATCTTGCAAATATCGAACTCAAAACTTAACATGTGCCATTATTGAACTTATGGACGATGTAACTGATTATCTTGTTGAGTCAATATAAGTTGTAATGGCTCTGTCAGAATGAAAGGAGGGGCGGCGGCCATGCAAGACCAGCTTTATATCGATAAAGACCAGCTTATGAAGCTGGCAGGCATAGGCCAAAAGAAGGCATATCAGATCATTAGGGATATCAATAAAGAGCTGGAGGATGCTGGCTATATTGTAATCAAGGGACGATGCCCCAGAAAGCACCTGCTTAAAAGGCTGGGGATAGAGAATACATAAGACGCACTGACGGGGCTGATGTAGTCTGCACAAACCTTTTACTGTTAAATGATTAGATATAACTCTCCTAAATTAATGGCACACAACACTCAATTACCCTGTGCAGGCTACCTCAGCTCCATCAGAGGGAGGAGCAAAAATGAAGAAGTACGAAATGGCAAAAATGCAACATGCAGCCCACAATTGGGAAACTTTCAAGGAATGGGTTATAGTACCGCTCCTGTTCCTGGGGGTAATGATGCTGTGTGGCTTCGTTGATTCAATGTAAGGAGGAAAAATGAATACATATCTTAATCGGGCTGAAAAGGGATACATTGTCAGAATGTACACCATAATGACATGTGGCGAGGACCTTATCAGCTACTATCAGGGGAAGGCAGATAAATCTTTCCTGAGATACCTAAAACTGGGCATTACCTACATGAAAAAGGCAATGGCAAGGCGCGGTGAGTTCATGAGCGAGGATGCAAAAAAAGATTGGGTGGAGCAATGCACAAGACTGGAGCCTTTCTTCGTACCCAGCATGAACAGTGTAAAAGAACTCAAGGAGCGGATGAAGCTCAATGACGTTCTTGTTTTACGCCAGGATGATTTGTTGGATCTGTGGACAGGAGTTATCCCTCGAACCTGTGGCCGCTGCAATGGTACCCACAAGGAGGAATGTCACCTTTATAAGTTCCTCTTGAAGTACAACATGCCGGTATTCACAGCCAAGCCTAAAAAGGACTATTGCCCGTTTAGCTATGTAGCAGGCGGAATGGATGTCAATTTCTACAAAAAGGACATTGAAAAATGGGAGGACAAGACATGAAAACCTCAGGAGATTTACTGGACGAATGCAATAAAAAAGCCACTCAGCACTATTCCTTTGCGGAGGAGCACTGGTGGCAGGTATCGCTGGTTATTGGTTTTGCGAGCGGGATGATAGGCGCCGTGTTTTATGCCTACATAATGAGCCCGTTTTTGAAGTAAAAAAATTGACTGCCGGAAGGACCGACAGCCAGACAAGCAATGCAAAAAATATGTTCTACGAAAAATATAACACAATACCAAAAGAAAATCAAACAACATGTAAGATTTGCGGGGGCGGAGTCCATTCCGGGATACTCTGTCCCCGATATAAGGGATAAGCACTGCAAGGAATGTAAGTATTTCATACCGACGTTATGGAAGTGCCGGTACACGATAGCTAGAAAGGCGGTTGTACAGTATTTTGAAAAATGATTACATTGAATTTTTGAAATCAAAGATGGTTATAGCTCCAAAGAGTGGCTTGACCATCAGCAGGGATGAAATAAGCGATGTATTGAAGCCTCATCAGAGAGACGCTGTATATTGGGCGGTTAATGGTGGCAGGCGGGCCATTTTCGCAGCATTCGGTTTAGGTAAAACCATTATGCAACTGGAATGGTGTAATATCATTCATCGGCATGTAGGCGGTAAAATCCTTATAATTTGCCCACTGGGAGTACGTCAAGAGTTTTCACATGATGCCAGGGAGCTGTTACATATACCAGAGCCAATATATGTACGCAATATGCAGGAAGTATATGAATGTAACAGCTGGCTTATGATAACCAACTATGAGCGGGTACGGGATGGAAATATTGACCCAACCTATTTTACAGCCACATCGTTGGATGAAGCAGCTGTACTGCGTTCTTTTGGTTCCAAGACCTATCAGACTTTTCTTCAAAAGTTTCAGGGGATTAAGTATAAGCTAGTATCTACTGCCACACCAGCCCCGAATAGATATAAGGAGCTTATTCATTATGCTGGATATCTTGAAATCATGGACACCGGACAAGC